AGGCGTAATGCCACGTTTGAATTGCATGTAATGCGTCTGGCAATAGCCGCGCGCCTTATGTGGCCGGTCGCAGCCGTCCATTGTGCAGGTCTCGTGTTCTTTGCGCATAAAAAAGCCCCTCTGAGTTAGGATAGTGTATCCTTATACCCAGAGAGGCCCTTTTACAACCCTAGAAAAACTCTAGGATTTGCGTTACTTAGACGCCGGGTGTGCCGTAAATCCCGCGGGGATCGGTCCATCCGAACGCGTAGCGTTCTGTGGCCTTGTAGCGCATGCTGTCTGTTTCGAAGTCGCCTTCCATGGACTTTTCAAGACCACGACGCATGGCGAGCTTCAGGCCTTCAGGCGCATCGGTTTCAACCCACCAAGCGGTGGACGAAGTGATACGCGAGAGGTTGGCCTGACCTTCCGCCAGCAGCCCCATGCTTTTCACGGGGTTGATATCGTTGTCAGCAGTACCAGTGCGGAGAACCGACTTCAGCAAAACTTCAGCTTGGAAGACGTTGCTTGGACCAGCGACGATCTTCTTAGGCGTCAAACGGATGCGCTTGCCGTTGTTGTCAACAGCGTTGCGGATCTGGATGAGAAGCTGCTCAAGCGACGTTTGCGACAGAGCCGCAGCCGTGTTGAGCTGGTTGCTGAAGGTAGCACCGTTAGCGAGCGGGTGATCCGTGGCAACGAGGGACTTGCCGTCGCCGCCGACATACGAACCGTTGAATGCACGGTTCAGAATGTTTGCGCCAAGGGTTTCCTTCGTTTCGATCAGCGACTGTGCAAGGTGACGAGCATAGGTCTGACCGATACGGATGTGGTCGCCGTCTTCGACGAGCACCTTCGTCAGCGCGAATGCAAGGCCGTAGACCTTGTAGACGTAACGCTGAATGAAGAGCACGCCACCCGACTGATAGGTGACCGGCATGCCGTCTGGAAGTTCCGGTGCAGCACCGAAACCGTACAGGACGGGTTCTTCGTGGTAGTTACGAGCGATGCCTTGGAAGGTCTTGAAGACCTGCGCATACTCGTCAGCCCGCTGGTCGTAGATGCCATTGAACTCTTCGTTCAGGATAGGCTCTACAATAGAGCGGAAGTCTGTACTTCTCATTGGGGTAGCCATTGTTCAAGCCCTCCTTAGATAGCGGCCTTATCAGCGATGAACTGGTGTTCGCTGATTTGGACTTCAACAGTGAGATACGCGTCGGTAGCCGTATCTTCCACAGCGGTGCTGAGGCCGATAAGACGAACAGATGCGTTGGCGGCGGCCGAAGCAACATCCAGTGCGGCAGACGACAAACCAGTCGTGGTGTTACCCACAAGCGTGTTTGCGAAGTCGTACTGTTTGCCGATGTCAGCAGTGACGACGTTGGCGTTTGTCTGCACTTCGTAGACAATCGTTGGGTCGGACGTGACATAAGCAGTGATGGTGGTTGCCGAAGTGGACGCAGTCCACTTGTTGCTCACGCGATAGCGGCCGTCGCTATCTGTGAACTCCACACCTTGGAACGAGCCAATGAAAGCTTCGCCCGTTGCTGCTGCAACGATTGTGCCTTCAGTTTGGCCGCCCGAAGTGGCGGGGGCAATGCGAACCGGCTGGTTCTGGAAGATGTTGACTGCGTACCCCGTCGCGATGGTGTAAGCCACCGGACGGATCGTACCCGAGGGGTGCGATGAAGGACGCAGACCATACGGCTGAGCAGTAGTGGTCATAGCCTTTTATCCTTTGATGGTTGAGAGACCGACCATCAGTCAAAGATGCCTCTGGTCGGAGCATAGTCGCCCACTTCCCGCATCCCATCACTTTCCAGTAGTCTGCCACCAGCCCGTTCAGCTTGCTCTTTCATGAGCATGGCTGTTTCTTCGAGCTTTTCCTCTTCACGCAACGGGGCGTCGTGGTGAGCTTCCTGCATGTACCTGTAGTACAGGGACAAGGGCAGCTTAGCCGCGAGCATCTCGTTAACCGCAATGCAACCAGCGTACTCGCCAGTCTTTTGCGTGACTAGTTCCATGCCCGGTACATCTTCAGCGCGGATCAACTCGTAGCCGAGCCGTGAGCGCTGTTGGATGGTGTCGGACTTGTTAGTCGTCGTGAGCCAGCAAACATGATATCCTGGAATGTCGGGGATATTCGGTAAATGGTCGTTGTATAGGTTCATGCGGAACATCTCGAGCCGCTCATCATCTGTCATCTCGCGGTTTTCCGTAATAGTACGGTCCTCCGCTGCACGACTTTGGCGGCTAACCCCAAGTTCCTTCTTGAGACGGTCATCCATACGTTCTTCAGTCATTAGCTCTCTCCTTTTTTAGCGAGCTGTGTTTTCACGGTCGTAGGCCTGATACGCCTTCAAGTAACGGGTGCGGGCGACAGGGTCATCCCACACTCCGGCATCGATCATAGCCTGTTTTCTTTCCGCTGTCACTACCACTTCGTTTTTAGTCGAAACAGGTGCGTGTTCGCGGGTTGTGCCTGTCGGCGGAGCCTTGCGACGGGGTGCCGCTTGGTTACGCGCAGGTGCCTCGTCGGAGCCAATACGCGAAGCAACGCGGCGCGTCAGCTCGTGCCAATACTCTTCAGACGACGGGTTCCATCCCTCCGCTGCAAGCGCATTGTCGATCGCTTTGGTGACTGCGCTGTCCTCGTCGCGGCCCTGTGGGTTGTACCAGGGGTTGGCGTCGAGCCACTGCTTGGCGTAGTCCACGACGCGCGGGTCGGCCTGCGGCTGTGCCGCCTGATGCGCATACTGCTCAGCTTGCTGCTTGGCATAGCCAAGCTGCTGGGCGCGCTCCTTGGCCTCGTCACGCAGACGCAGGGCAACAGACACGTCGTCGCCGTTGCCGGCTTCGACTGCGCGGGCAATGATCGTCTCAGCTTGCTGCGCTTCGTAAAGCGCCCGCTGATACTGCTGGTCGATCGTCTGAGCTTGCTGCGAGAGCGTGTTGCCCTCGACGGCGCGCAGACGTGCCTCCATTGCGGCGTTCTGCTGACGCAGGAATTCTAACTCGCGCTGTGAGCGCTCCTTAGCCTGCTTCTGTAGCTGGCGCCGCTTCGTGCGCTGCTCGCGGACCTTCTTGTTCTTGTCGACGATCTCGTCTTCGCTGTCGTCTTCCGAGACGCCAGTGCGCTCGTCCTCATAATCGTCGTCGTCCTGATCGTCTTCAGGTTCGTTAGCTTGAGCGTCGTCTTCCTGAGCTTCCGGCTCCGCGCCGGGCTCGACGATCACCATTTCTTCGTCGTCTTCACGTGTTACTTCAGCCATGACCGGCTCCTTTCGTTAGCCTTATGGATCACACGAAGGCCTTCACCGCGAGCGGGTCGCCCGTGACTTTGCCAATGAGATCCAGATCGTTGAGGATTATGAAGATGACCTCTTGGTCATCATCGATCTTAACGGTCCACTTATCGCCGCCGTATTTGGGGACGCGGACAAAGTCCCCCGGCAGTGCCCACGAACCCTCAGGCCAAGCCTCTTGGGTGTTGCGGTTCTTGTACGCCAAGTCGCCAACCGCCACCACCTTTGCAACCTGCGTGTTCCAAGTCTCAGTGTCCTTGGTATCGCCGGTCAGGATGATGCCGCCAGCCGTCTTCTTCTTCGCCAGACGGATCTGACAAAGCACGCGGCTGCCGAAGGGTTGAACGCCAGGGTCGACGGGCGGGAAGGCCTCGTCGATGTTGGCATAATCAAAATTCACTTTATTCAAAACGTAGTCTTGCATGGGTGCTCCTTCCTGCAAGTTATAGGTCAAACTCCTTCCGTTCCTTCTCAGCCACCATGTCGATCAACGCGGTTTTGGCTAATTCCAGACCGGAATACATACCCACGACCCGTCCATACTCGAACAGATCGCGGGATTGAGGCTGTTGCAGCGCATCGCGGGCCAAGTCGGTTTGCGATTGCTCCAGGCGCTGTAACAGGGTCTCAATTCTCACGCAGGCGTCTTAGGCGTCGACGGGACCTTGGGCATCTCGCCCATGGCCATCCGCTTGTGCTGCTTGATGCCTTCGCCCATCTGGGCAACTTGGCTTGTCTTAGGTTTGTCGCTCTTAGCCATTGCGGCCTCCTTACGGTTGCGGGTTAATCCCGGTGCCCGTGGACACCGCGATGCGTTCGCCTGTCTCGACCTCGAGCTGTGCCAGCTCCATTGCCGTCAGGTTGTCTTGCGTGTTCATAGCCTGGCGCACTTGCAGCTCGGCCATCTTGCGCTGGGTCTCGCCCTCTTGGCGCTGCTGGTCAGCGGCCATGCGCTGCTGCATCTGCTGCGCGTCGAGCTGAAGCTTGGCCGCGTCCAGTTGCGCCTTCTGTTGCGCGTCTTGCGCCGTGAGCTGGAGCTTCTGTGCGTCGATCGCCGCACGCTGCTGGTCACGCTGCGTCTGCATCTGCATCTGCTGCTGTGCGAGCTGCACGTTCGGATCCATCGGAGGCTGCGGTGCAAACTGCTGCATGAGCTGCTGCGCCTGCTGGATGACGGGCGGCAGCGATGCGAACACGTCGGCAGCCGAGGCAGCCACGGTCTGGGACGCCTCGGCCAGCATGGCGTCGAACGCCTGCTTTGCTTCGGTGTCTTTGATATCCTTGAGCATGTCGCCGATGTCGGTGCCGGTCGCCTCGGTGCCCAGGTCGAATACGCTGGTGGCGTACCAGAGCGCGATGTGCTCCTTGAGGTGGTTGAGGATCGCCGGGATGAACGTCGGCGCGATGAGCGGGTTCATGCCCAGCGCTGGGTTCATCAGATACGCCAAGTGCGTCTTGAGATGCGCGATGTGGTCTTGCTCTGGGAACGCCACGATCGGCCGGCTCATGGTCGCCGCCACGTTCTCGTTCACCGCGTTCTGCTCCTTCGGCTCCAGCGCCGGGTTGAGCAGATCCTTGGCGTTCGGGATCTTCAGCGTCTCGAGGATGCGCTCCTCTACCTTGCGCTGGTTGTACAGTTGCGGCAGCGCGGCACTGCGCTGTGCCACCGCCTGGATCTGGGCGAAGCGCTGCGCCTCGCTGAAGATGTTCGGGTCGGACACAGGCACCACGTCGAGCGGGCCTTCGAAGTCCTGACGCGTCGCCAGCTCCTCGCCGACCTCGTCCTCGATGTCCTCGTCGTTGAGGTACATCGCGTTGAGGCGGTGCAGGATGGCGAGCAGCTTAGCCATGCTGTTGTGCATGCGCGCATGGATGGCGCTGAACACGACCATGCCCTGCTCGAGCTTAGCCAGCGTTGTGCCGACCGGCGCGTTCGGGTTACCGTCGGCGATGTCCTCCATCGTCGTGCGGATGACGCCCTTGCCGGCGTCGACCAGGAAGCCAAGCAGGCTGAACAGCACTGGGTTAGGCGGCGAGTAAGGCAGAGGCATGATCAGCTTGCGGATGTCGTCCGCAGCCATGCCACCCTCGATCTCCATGACCTGCGTCGGTTGGATCTCAAGCGACTGGCCGCCCTTCGAGCCGCCCTTCAGCTTGAGCATCGTCTGGCTGTTGCTGATGTGCGCCGCGTCGAGCAGCGCACGCAGCGCGCCGGTTGCGGCAGCAGACAGACCGCCGACCATGTGTGGCAGGCCGATCGGGTAGGCGCCGCGCCATGGCACGAACGGGAACTCGACGAACCACTGAAGCTCTTCCTTCGCCTCGTCCAGCTCGTCCCAGTTGCGGTAGATGCTGAGCACCTTCGACGTCGTCTTGTCGATCGTGACGATGTAAGGCAGCGCCTCATCGCCCTCGATGTCGGAGATGACGTAGATCTCATAGACGGTGCGCAGACCGTCCTCGTTGTAGCTGCTCTCGTCGCGGCCCTCGATCTTCATGTTGGCCTTCTCAGCCAAGCTGAAGTCAGGCTCCATGCTGACCGGCGCTAGGTCGACGTCGCGGTACATGCCCTGCTTAACGCGGCGCTGATAGTCGAGCTGCGTCAGATACTGGACGTGCGTCTTGCGCTGCGCCGAATAGAAGTTGGTCGCGGCGAACGGCAGGTACATGTCGTCGATCGCGACGAACAGGAAGTCCGGCCGGTTGCGCGGTTCGTTCCACGTCACCTTCATGTACTGTGCGCCGCCGAGCGGCACCTGCGTCAAGAGCTGCTCGAGCTCTGCGCGGAACTCAGGCGACTGCGTCGTGAGCTGCCAGTTCATGAAGTCGGTCTTGCGCTTGGCCTTCTTGACCTTGTCGCCTGTCGGCTCGCCGGGGATGAAGTCCTTGACCGGGCCCTGCGGTGGGAACAGTTCCTTGATGGCGCGGGCCGAGAAGTCGACGCAGGCCTCGGTCAGCATCGGGTGCACAACCTTGGTCGCGCCTTGGAACTGCGCACCGCCCGGTGCGTCGTCGCCTAGCCCAGTGCGGCGCAGGCCTTCCTCGTACTGCTCGTCGCGCTTCTTGCGCGCCTGCTTGTCCTTGCCGACCACGTCGAGATAGGTGCGTGCGATCTCGGACAGCTCGCTCTCAGACATCGTCTCGGCCAGGTTGGCGTAGAAGTCGTCAGAGCGTGCGTCGCCTTCGCCGTCGTCCAGGCGCACGATCGCGCCGCCGTCCTCGGTGTCGATGACGCTATCATCCTCGTCGTCGGGCAGCTCGATCATCTCGCCAGTAAGGATGTTCTCGTCTTCGTCCATGGCCTCGTCCTTTATGCGGCGTAGGGGTTAGTTACTGGTTTGCGTGGTGGCGCAACCATCTCGTCTTTGCGTGCTTGTACAGCATCAAGCAGTCGCTTGTCCATGCATAGCCTGAGCGCCTGCGTCGTGCTGTCCACAAAGTCATCGTGCTTGATGCTGCCTGGGCCTGTGAAGGCGCACAGTTGGTGCAGCAGCGGGTCGATCCAGTTGCGCGGCCGGCCGGGGTGCGACGCGCTCTCAGGCAGCCAGACCATCTTGCGTGCGAAGATCGGCGACACGATGTGCAGACGCGTCAGCTTGTCGGCTCGCCCTGGGTTGTATGCGTAGGCCTCGAGGCCCTCGCGCTCCAGCATCTGGCGCAGGCTGATGCCGCTGCCCTTGTCTTCGATCAGCAGGATGTCGGGCTTGCGCCCGGACGTCATCGGCTTCGCGCTGCCGAACATCGGCTTGATCAGCGCGGTGTCGCCGTCATCGCCATACGCGATGTTCATCTCTTTCTTCACGCGCCGGATCAGGTCGGGCATGCCGAGGTGGTCTTCCCAGCAGTCGAGCAACATGATGTTGTTGCGCTTCTCGTGGTGGAACACGCCCCAGACCGTGCAGGCTGTCGGGTCGGGATCACCTGACCGCTTGTCCATCGTCTTCTCGGTGAACGCCGTGTCGAGCGACAGGATGACAAGGTCGAACGTAGGCAGCGGCTTGTCGTGTGGCCACAGGCGGAACTGCGACCGCTTCACGATGCCGCTCTCTTCGGGATCGATCAGCTCGCCGTACAGCTCCTGCCGGCCGAGCGTCGTGCCCTCGTACTGCTGAAGCTGGTCGAAGAAGCTGTCGGGCAGGTTCGTCTTGTTGTCGTACGTCGAGCCGGCCACGATCAGCCGGCCGGGGTTCGGCGCGGTGAGCTTGCGGATGATGTCCTTGGGCTTGGGCGTCGTGGTCCACAGCACCTGCGGCTTGTCGCCCAGGCGCAGGCCCATCATGGCCATGTCCCACACGTCGTCGTACGGCCAAGCCGCCAGCTCGTCCGCCCAGATGCGTGTGTGCTGCGGGCCGCGTAAGCGCTCAGGCTTCTCAGCCGTGAAGCCGCGTATCAGTGACACACCGCCTGTGCAGTTGAACATCTCGATCGTCATGTCGGTCTTGTTGTATGCTTTGACCAGCTCAGGCGGGATGACGTCGAGCAGCCCGTTCTCGAAGCAGGTGAACTTCACGTCCTGATAGGTCGGCGCGATCACCGCGCTGTCGAACCCTGACGGATCGAGAAAAACTTTCCGTGCCAGCCACTCTGCTCCGACGCGCGTCTTACCGTAACCGCGCCCTGCCAGATAGCCGCACTCGGTAAACTGCGGGTCTTTGTCTTGG